TGTGCGGCTTTGGCCTGAACTGGCAGCACTGCGCCAGAATGGTTTTTGTCGGTCTCAATGACTCATGGGAGCAAGTCTATCAAGCAATTCGCCGCTGCTGGCGTTTCGGCCAAAAAAGAGATGTGCACATTTATTTTGTTGCCGCTGACATTGAAGGCAATGTGGTTGCCAACATTGAAAGAAAAGACAGGCAAGCCAAAGCAATGGCGCTGGAAATGATTCGTGAGACTAGCGTATTTACCGAGATTGAACTCAACAGAAAGGATCGGTTGCAAGTGGATTTTAGAACAGACTTTGATGGCGACAAGAATTGGGAAATGCGATTAGGAGATTGTGTCGAAGAAACCAAAACGCTTTCTTCTAATTCGATCGACTATTCAATTTACAGCCCTCCGTTTGCCAGTCTATATACGTATTCCGCATCTACTCGTGACATGGGCAATACAAAGAACGATGATGAATTCTTGTCTCATTATCGTTTCTTAGTTAAAGAAATATTCCGCGTAACCAAGCCGGGCCGATTGACTAGCTTCCACTGCATGAATCTTCCATCGTTTAAGGGATCTCACGGTGAGATTGGCTTGCGTGATTTTCGAGGCGAACTAATTAGAATTCACGTTGAGGAGGGATGGGTATATCATTCGGAAGTCTGCATCTGGAAAGATCCCGTAGTTGCCATGCAGCGCACCAAAGCTATTGGCCTGTTGTGGAAGCAACTAAAAAAAGACTCATGCATGAGTCGTCAGGGCATACCAGATTACCTAGTGACATTGCGAAAGCCAGGAATTAATGCTAATCCGGTTGAGCATGATCCAAAAGATTTCCCTGTTCTCGAATGGCAGAAAATAGCATCGCCTATTTGGATGGACATCAATCCATCAAACACACTACAAAAAGCGAGCGCGCGCGAAGACAATGACGAAAGGCATATTTGCCCATTGCAGCTTGAAGTCATAAAACGATCTTTGCGAATGTATAGCAATCCAAATGATCTTATTCTGTCGCCATTTGGTGGCATTGGATCAGAAGGCTATGTGAGTCTGTCAATGGATCGTAAGTTTATTGGAATCGAACTCAAAGAATCTTATTGGAAACAAGCATGCGCCAATTTGAAGAATGCAATAAAAACAAAGTCTAAAGGATTATTTGATTCCATTGATAATGAATTAGATTTAATTGAATGCGCTGCTTCCGATGAGTCAGAGTAAATTCTCTAGTCTGATCGAGTCTGCCACCAATATACTGATCGGGTATTGGTGCGCGGTTGTCGCGCAATTAATCGTCTTTCCTATAATGGGAATTGATGTTTCGCTGAACAAAAACCTGATGATAGGATTGGTTTTCACGCTGATCTCATTATTACGTAGCTATGTGATCAGACGTGTTTTTAATCGCTTTGGATAATTTAACATGCGCCCTCTATGGCAAGTAATGGTCGATCATCGTGGCAAACAGTGGGCCATGATCAGCAATCTCGCGGAGGAGGTTGCCCGCGAGCTGAGCACACAGCTCAACCGCACAGCTAAGGCAGGAGAGCCTATTTTGTTTTGGCCTGAGCATGTCTCACGAACTTGGGCCATTGGCAGGGAGGATACGACAGATGAGCAATGCAGTGATGTGCGATGCCTGGGAGATCGAGATGGCATGGATCGAGATGATCCTGACAATGGAGAAATGGAATGAAGATTCTACCGATAACGACTAAGGTGCGTGGCAATGACGGGCGCATATGGCATGTGCCCTTGCACACCAAGCTGCTCGATTGTGCCCGGTGTGGCACTGCCATGAGCGCCAGCCTAGTGACATTGACGCGGGGTGGTGGTACTCTGCCCCTGATGCGTGGAAGACTGCCAGACATTGGTGGCAATATGAGGCCTTATTGCGAGACGTGCTATGACGGCGTGAGGATCAATCAATGAGCATCTGGCAGAATATCAACAAGGCTTTTGTCGCTGGCGAAGAGCTGACCGAGCTGGACATCCAGTGGCTGCTCGATGAGGCTGAGGCTGCTGCTCGACTGCGGGCAGCGATTAAAAAGAACTGCACTCTCCGCGCAATGGGCACGGAGATGATTCAAGATTGGGCTCGTGAGGCACTAGGATGATTTACGCTATTTGCTCGATTTTATTGTTCGGCCAGTCAGCTCAGCAGAGCGCAAACATGAGCGCGGCCCAGGGACGCATGGCGCATCGTGGCGGCAGCTATCGTTACGAGGGCGTCGGGTTCTCCTCAGTCAGTGCGCAGCAGGCGATCCGCAATTGCTGCTACTACGGGCAGCGCACACCGATCGAGATTGCGGTGAGCAGGGGGCGAAACGGCTGGTATGCGTGTGTGAGGTACCGATGATGGATGAGCGATCACCACCGACACGATATGACGAGACGTTTGCATGGTGTGGCGTAGGGCTGCTCGCCGCGGCCCTTGGCTGGACTCTCTATTGGTGCGTCTGGCTGTTACGTGAGATCCTAGGCTGAGGAGGACATCATGAGCATGGACGTAAATTGGTATCGCAAAATGAAAGAACTCAAGGCCGAGCTTGAGAGCGTGTCTGATGCGATGCAAGATACCAAGCACTTAATCTACGAGTGGGTCAAGGAGTACCTAGATGAGCGATCCGATTAGCCCTGATCACTATCGACCTCGAGACGGCAGCAACATCGACTGTGCTGCCGCGCAGCGGGCAGGCCTTGGCCTTGCTGGCTATCGATCCTACCTAGCAGGATGTGCGGCCAAGTATCTGTGGCGGCACACCGAGAAAAACGGTATCGAAGATCTGCGCAAATCGGTGCAGTGCATCAATATGCTAATCGATACCTACGAGGGCAGCAGATGACGCACCTACAGCTACTGATCGAGTCGCAGCAGCGAGTCCTGAAACTCGAGCGCCACATCGGCCAAATCAACAAGGGCATCGATGTCGTTGATGTGCTTCACAAGCAGATCAGCGCATACCAGAAGGAAATCAGGAGGCTACTCAATCGGCTATTTCGTTATTCGATGGATGATGGCACTGAGCATCAACATCGTTATGCTCTGCTGGTACCTAGCCTCGAGACCAAGGGCGAGGGTCGATACACCACCATCACGACCATGGCAGACAAAGAGGAGGCGCTCAGCCTCGCGCATGAGATGCTCACGCTCTACGACCTGCACTGTGAAGTCATGGATACCGAGACGCAGAATCTCCTAGATACCTAGTCTCGACGCAGCACTGTGAGTCCATTGTTGTTCTGGCGGATCAGCTCGATCCGCCATTTATTATTGGCATCGATGAACTCGTCAATAGCCATCAGGAGCCCTGCCTTGCCAGCATAGGTCGGCCTAGCCAGTGGCGAGGCATGCGGGTAGATAGGCTCATCCTGATGACCATAGGTCACGGTGTCGTGTAAGATAATCACGCCATTTTTTTTTACACGATCGGCGTGCTTAGCCAGCTCGCCGCGTAACTGAGCGTAGGTGTGCAGAGTATCAATAAACAGCAGATCGGTCTCCTCGATGACACTCATCGTGAGTACATCGGCCCGCCGGAACTCATACTCGATGCCAGCAGATGCCGCGTGCTCAGCGACGAGACTCATGTCCACATGCACGATGTCATAGCTGATCATTCGCTGAGGCAGCCCCGCCAGCAACGCCCACGTGGAGATCACGCCACGCACACCCATCTCGGTGATGTGCTCCTGATTCCAGGCATAGTCACGCAGGATGCTCAGGTGCTGATTGATGTCGCTTGGCGTGTCCCGCACACGGGCATACTCGGTCAATATCGACATGATGGTCATCTCTGCACCGGCAGGTAGTCCGTGTACTCGTACGGCCAGTGCGGCGTGAGCTCGACGATGCCGCGTGTGGTGTTGTGCTGCCGCAGATGATTAGCAGCCATCTCAGACACGATATTGGTGCTCCAGCCGCTAGCGTGATAGCCACCGCTGGTGCCCCAACGATAAATATAGAACCGATCCTTGTCCTCGATCTCCTGCGTGATGGTGCCGTAGCGCTTGCGTAGCTCGTCAAATAGCAGAACGTCTATTGATCCGCTATCTCTCACCTCGCTGTATCTGCCGATTGAGTCAAACACCTCACGACTCATCATCAGGTTGCAATGGTAGAGATTGCGGCTTGCTGTAAGCTTGTGCGTGTCCTCCTCGAACCATGCACTAGCCGTGTGGTAGATGCGATTACTG